ACGACGCTTGTTCACATACTTGATAACCTCGCCAATGATCACATCTTCGTGTTCGCTTGAAATTCTGCGACCGATCAACAGGTCAGAAAGCAATTCAGCTTCCCAATGTGTTTCAAAGTCACGAGGATTGAACTCCATGTACACCATGAAATCCTGTGGCTCAAGCACACGGCTATCAACAGTCTGTGTTCCGGAAGTGGTGGGCGTGGCCGCACGATCCTGAATGATGTTGTTGACCGCATAGCGTGGAATTGTCAGCTTCTTCCTTACTGAATCAGCGACGTAAATACAACCCTTGTTTAAGGTTGCGAAATCGGTGGACGCTTTCACGATCCAGGGGCTGGCCGCCTGTCCTGAATACGTGCTGTCCAAAATGGTTAAACTACTCATTTCGTATATCTTTTAGTTGTTTGTTAGATTGTGTAACGTGAACGGTTTTTTTCTTCCTTCTCCTTCATAATCTGCGCAACCGTTTTGATTGTCGCCTCACCTTCAGACCTGCGGTTTTTGGTGTTTACAGGATTGGTCTTCAAAGCGTCCCTGATTTCCTGAACTTCAGCTTTTACCTCGTTCAACTTTGTGGTCAAGGCTTCATTCGCTTCCTTCAGCTCACCGTTTTCAGCGATTGCAGCGTCCAGTTCCTCACGAAGTGCAGCCATTTCTTCAGAAGGATCACCTTCTTCAGGCTCGTCAACCAATACTTCGGAAACCAAGCCGTCAACCACTACATAAGTGGTATCGCCTTCGACGTACTCGCCATTTTCAGCGGCAACTTCAAGGGCTTCATCCGAATAAACGGCAGTTCCAACCTCGATAACATCGCCTTCAAAATACAAAACACCCTGTTCAGATTCGATCATTCCGTTTTTCGGCTCAAACCTTGCGAACAGCTTGTCAAGTTTGTCCACTATTGTGTTCAATACATTTTCCATTTTGTTATTTTTGTTGATTTTCTTTTCACTTTTGAAGTCGGCAACCCGCAACTTTGCGACTGCCTTGACAGGTTGAAGCAACCCGGTTGCAAGTCCTGCGTCAATCGCTTCGCTTGCCGTTAGTATTCTTTCGTTTTCAAAGTATTCACGGATTTTCGCCTCGTCTGCACCTCTTGAAACATACGTCCCGAATATTTCTTCACTCATTTTTTCCAGTTCGTTGGCCATTTCACGCAACTGGTCTGCGTTGCCTTCGCCAAATGACCAAGCAGGGTGGATCATCATTTCAGCCTTTTCCGCAATCAGGATTTCATCGCCTGCCATCGCTATATATGAAGCGATTGAAAAGGCTTGCCCTATAATCTCAACACGAACCGGAATGCCGGAAAGTTTCAGTGCATTGTAAATCGCACGACCTGCGTACACAAACCCGCCAAAAGAAGAAATTTCGACAACGATTTGTTCGGACTTGTTCTTTTTTGCCTCTGAAATCTGCTTCAGCACGTCCGCTTCCTGAACATCGAAGCCAATTTCACCGAATAGGAAAATGCGTGTTTCCATACTTTGCCAACAAAAGTATTCTTTTGTATATTTGAAGGGCTAAATTTGGGTACACCACATGGGGACACACAAGCGCAAAGACAACAGGGAAAAAGTACCATTGTCTGAATGGGAAAAAGACAAGGTCAAGGAATACGCTGACAAGAACGAAGTCAGCAAAGCCGAATACATGGCTACTGCAATAAGGAAACAAATTGAAAGGGATGAACAAAGCAAACGTCATTGATGTAGGTGTAGCACACCAAAAGAAAATAAAAGATCAAAAAGCAAAAACAGACGGGCATAACCTTTTCGGTGAATACTGGAAAGGTCTTGATATTTCATTAAAAAAAGCCGTTGTCAAGCCTGTATCGGTGGCAACCGCCAAAAAGATTGTCGAAGAATACGAATGGCTCGGTTGTATGCCTGCCATTTCGTGGTATTGCTTTGGTATATACTTTGAAAATACTTGCGGTGGCGTTGTTGTTTTTAGCCCTGAATACATTGAAAATTTAGGCCGATGGGACAAATACGACTATACAGGTAAGCTGATCCTTTTAAGTCGTGGCGTTTGCCTTCACTGGACACCTACAAACACCGGAAGCAAACTGATAATGACGGCAATTAAAATGCTTCCTGAAAAATATAAAATAGTGACCGCCACAACTGACCACCTTGCCGGCGAGATAGGAACAATTTACCAAGCGTGTAACTTTTACTATGTCGGAAGTATGCGTGATTCAAACCCAAATGTAACCAGCAAAAACGGGGATCGTGACGCATGGCTGATTAAGGGAAAGTTGTACGGGGCAAGAAGCCTTCGCCTTAAATATGGCGACACTAAAATGTCAACATTGAAAAAGCACCACAAAGACGTTGTCAAGGTTCGGCAAAACAGTAAGCATAGGTACTTTTTATTTAGGGGAAGCAAAACAGAAATAAAATACCACAAAAGTAAAATTTCACACCTAATAAAACCCTATCCAAAACGCAGACAAAGCAATCATTGAGCATCCACAAAGCCCTTCGTATAGCTTACATCTTCTTTAATCTGAAACACTTCCTTTTCAAGTGTGTTCAAATCGCTGTTGGTGTTTGTTATTCGACGGTGAAGGGTTTCATTGTAGTCGTTCAGCTTTTCAAGCGTCGCTTTGTTTTCAGCCTTCATTCGTTCAAACTCTGACCAAACACCACCAAGCGAAAAAAGGAAGGTCGCACCGAATAGGATCTGAACCCAATACTTCCGGATAAAATCAGACCCTTCCGAACTCATATCGAAACCACGTTTTCAACCGTCCTGACCTTTGCCAACCCTCTGTCAATTTCGGAAACGGAAACAACGAATTCAGGCAAACCCCTTACAATATCGGCCGCAAGCTGTGCGGTTCTGAATTGGCCGTTGACTTCCCCTGCGACTGAATTGGCAGCAAAGCCACCGTCACGAAGGAAAGACGAAGAACCTGTCAACCCCTTACCACCGAATGCCTTGTTGATCTCTGCGATTGCTCCAATGAATGAAGACGCTTTCCGATTTGTGATGAATATCTTTTCACCCCTTTCTACCTCAAACCTGTTACCGTCTTCACCCACGTACATTGTGCCGCCCTGACTGTGAAGCCTTCCCCCAACTTCAAGCGGTTGGAATTCCCCACCTTGTGCAAACTTGACGGGCTTTGAAAGTGCAGCCTTTGCGCTTTCAGCAACGCCAATAAGCAAAGCCGTTAATGCCGAACCTGTTACGATACCCGCAAAACCCTTTTCCTTGATTTGGTCAAAGTAGGTTTCGGCAATAGCCACAAGCAACTTACGTTGAAGTGTGTCAATCGTAAGCACTAAAAGCCGACGAGTAAAATCTTCAACGTTCAACCCTGCTTCAGTAAGCGAAGCGGCAAATGCAGCCCCCACCTGTCCGCTGACGACTTCCGCTTTTTCTGCAAGGGATTCAAGTGCTTCAAGTTGTTTTTTTGTATTGGCATCCTTCCGCGCTTGCTCGTTCCTTTCCCTTTGCTTTTGAAATAGCTCTTCAAAATACTTATCGCTATTTAATGTAATTTCACGAGTTGTGTCTAATTCAATTTTCTTTTGCTCTTCTCTTTCTCTTTGTGCTTTCTTGTTTGCCCTATTTCTTTGCTCTTCCAACTCTTTAGTGATTCGGAGTTCCTCTGCAAGGGCTTCGTTCAGTTCTATTTGAATGATTTTTCTATCGTTCAACAGATCAAGCCTTTCCTGTTCCAGTTCAACGGTTGTTTCAAGTGAAAGGGCTTCTTCGCTTTCGGCCGCCTGTCTTACAAGTTCGTTTTCCCGCAACCTTGCGTTAATAAGATCTTCGCGAAGTCGAAGGATTTCAACTGTTGAAGCCCCTTGCGCTTTCCTTAATTCAATAAGCCTTTCAAGGCCTTTGATTTGCTCAAATGTCGCACCCTCCGCACCCCTTAACTGTTCGTTGATTTCACGGTATATTTCAGCGGTTTTGTCAAGTTTCTCATTTAGGTTTTCTTGTGATTCAACCTGTGCGTCTGTTGCGTCTTTTTGGCTTCTCAACCTACTGACAAGCAAAGTGATTCCAGCAATAACAGCACCTATTCCAAGCCCTGCCAATGCAACCTTAAACGCTTTGGCTGCCACTGTCCCTGCATTGAGAACTGCATTGTATGCCGTCTGAATAGCAATCAACGCCTTTGTCTTAATGAAGGCAGCGGTGTCCAAAATCTGACCTTTCGACTTTGCAATGTTGGCGATTGCGGTGGCCGCTGCTACTGCAAGCATTATT